GGCCGTCAGGAGGGCGCTGGCACGGCATTTGTGGAGGGCGGCTACGGTATCCCCTCCTTGTACAATATGCTCGACAGGGGCGCCCAGGACGCCTTTGAGAGTGCCGGCAAGCTCCAGCATTACGGCAACGAGTATTACGATCCGGCGCCGGTGGTGCAGCAGGCGCTGGGCGCGGCTGGAGCTCCACTGGTTGCGCCGGCGATGGAGGGCGCGGTGCTGGGCGCCGGCGCGATCCGCCGGGCGGCCATCCCGCAGACCGCCAAGCGGGCATTACAGGAGGCACCATACCCGCAATATGCGGAAGCCTACCCGCCGAATGTCGAGGGCGGCGTTATGAAGGCCGACAAGACGAGCGGTAAACCGTATCGCAGCCGGCTGACGGCACCCGAAACAGACGAATTCATGGGCGCTCGCGAGAAGATCAGCGAGGACATGAAGGGCGGCTACGATCCCTACTACGATCCGGCCAAGCGCACCCTGGTCGATCCGAGCAAATACCCGGGCCGCAACGTGGACACGCTGGAGATCAAGCCGGCCCGGCAGTCTACGATCGACACCTACCTGAAGGACATCGACGCCCCGATCACGCGCGAGCGGCTGCGCGCGGCTTATGAGCGGGGCAAGGAATTAGGCAATGCCGACAACTGGTATTTCATGGGGCAATTGGAGAACGATTTCGTCAAGGAGCTAGGACCGAAGGAGGGGCGCAAGGCGTTCCTCGATCGGTTCGCCTCCGGCATGGCGTCGACTACTTCGGGCCAATCGCCGACCACCAATTATCTGATGTCGCACTACCTCAATTATCTGGAGCAGACCGGCCAGCCGATGCCGAAGGGCGGGTGGGAAATCCCAGCCCCGGTCAGCGGCCAATACATGATGAACAACGTGGGCGACTACATGCGAATGCGCCGGGAGGGCGGCTATGCCGGCTTGGGCGCCGATCAACCGAAGATGCACAACTTTGCGCGCTCTTTCGTCGGCGACCTCGACCGTGCGGTGATGGACGACCAGATGGCCAAGGGCATGCTCTCGCATTCTGCCGACAAGAACATGGCCAACAATGCACGCAAGACTGCGTTCGGGCTGCTGGAGGCGCCGCTGCATGCGGAGGCGGCAGCGGCGGGCGTGCGGCCAGGCGCCTATCAGGACGTTGCGTGGGCCGGCTTCAAGAACCCTGCTGGCAAGCCGAATGTCCCCGGCAAGCCGATGATCAGCCACATCAACGATGCGATCGAGCGCACGCACCGGCTCACCGGCATGCCGAAGGACGAGATCGTGCGCCGCGGCATCATCCGCAACGAAATCCCGGTTTATGGGTTCAGCGCGCCGATGCCGACGCCATTCAAGACTACGGAAGAGTAGCGCGCCAGCCGAAGGGATCGAGGCTTTCCCAGATCGGGCCGGCATCTTCGTAGGAATAGCGCAAGCCGTTTAGAGCGCGGTTAATCATCGCGCGCTCGGCTTCGCTGGCGCCCTGTTTGCGCTTGATCAGTGCGTCGATGATTACTTCCAATTCCAGATCGTCCATACGACAGACTACCACAATCTGTGACCGGGAGGCAGCCATGGTCGAGCGGCTCATCTATGCCCTGATTTATTTGTGCGGCCTCGCGTTGTGTTTCTACTTGATAGTCTGGGTGCTGGGTGCGATCGGCATTGTGCTGCCGCACATGGTGGTCGTGATCCTTGGCGTCGTGCTGGTGCTGGTGGCGATCCTGATCCTGTGGCGGCTGTTCGCCGGCTCGGGCATTCCGCTGTGGCCATCGGGATGATCCAAGATCGGTTCGTCGGCATCGTTGTCGGCATGACCACCGTGGCCATCACTTTGCTTGTGCTTGGGCAGTTCGAGCGCGAAGCCGAGGGCAACATCCCGTTTGATTGCATGGACCCGACCGAGCGCGAGCGCGTGCGCGATATCGCATTGCACGGCATCGACAAGGGCTTGGAAGAAGCCACGCAGCACCTCTACAGCGTCTGGCAGAAAGACCCCAACACCGAGCAGCCCAAGCGCGCCCGCGTTGGCATCGTCAACGCCATCAACGCCCACGCCCGGGCGCGCAAGTTCGCGCTCGATTGGATCCCGCCCACCTGTCCACCGACGGAGAAATGACAATGCCGCTGACCATCATCAACGGGCCGATCATCGACGCTGGCGCCAGCCTGAGTGCCGGCCTCGATTGCAGCGCGGGGCCGATAGTAAAGTTGACCATGCCAGGAGGATTTGTTGGCGATACGATTTCCTTTCTGACCAGTAGTGACGGCATTATGTGGAACGATCTGTTCATGCCCGACGGGATCGAACTCACCTATAAGGTAATTGCTGGGACGGGCGTGATCGTTCCGCGACTAAATGCCGGCTTCCTCAAAATTCGCAGCGGCACCCGCGAGCGGCCGGTGGTGCAGCCGGAGCTGCGCGAGTTCGCGGTGGCACTCGATGTGGCCGGGACGGCGCCGGCGGGCACCAACGAATTGCGGGTGCGGCTGCTCGGAGGGTTTGCGCCGTGAAGGTCTGTATTTCGTCCGGTCACGGCAAATATATCCGCGGCGCATCTGGTTCGCCTATTCCGCCATGCATGGACGAGGTTGACGAAGCGCGAAAGATCACAGACGAAACGGCAGCACGGCTGCGCATGCTCGGTGTCGATACGGAAGTATTCCACGACAATACAAGCCGGGATCAGAGCACCAACTTGTCTACGATCGTAAATTGGCACAATGCGCAGGGCGACCATGATTACGATCTGTCGGTGCACCTGAATTGCTACGATGGTAACGCTCACGGTTGTGAGGTGCTGTTCGTTTCGGATGCGGGTGAGCAACTCGCGTGGGACATAGTGGATGCGATCTGTGCCGCTTCTGGGCTGACAAATCGCGGGGCCAAGTACCGATCCGACCTCAAATTTTTAAACTCAACTCGGGAGGTAAGTGCCCTTCTGGAAATTTCGTTCTGTGATAATCCAAGCGACTGCAATATTGTGCGCTCGCGCTTTGTCGAAATCTGCTCTGCGATTGCGAGCGCCGTTGCCGGTGATGACAGCAGCCCGATCCCCGGCCCCGAGCCCGAACCCCCGAGCGATGTTCTGTTTGCGGCGTCGGGTACGTGCAGCACCTTCGGGGGCCCCGCTGACACCGGGGTCAGCCCCTCGGAAGGCTTGGCCATGTGGTATGAGCCAGAGGAATGCCCTTGGCTCATGCTGGGAAAGCAGCCGCCCTCCACGACCGGGATGGCGCGGCGGCTTGATCCTTCGGTGTTCTATGTGGCGTGCAGATGGGTCTACGACGTGACGCCCAAGGAAATGTTACGCGGGCCGCAGATGGCGATGGTCACCAACGCGGAAACCGGCGTGCAGCGATTGGCTCATGTAGCCGATTGGGGGCCCCATGAGGAGCAGACGGGCAGAGCCGCGGACCTCTCCCCGGGGCTTGCCGACAGTCTGGGCGTCGGCACTGACGATGAAGTGCACGTCATGTATCCCTACCTTCCTGCCACACCCACCAGCTAACCAGCGCCGCGCCCAGCAGCGCCAGCAGCAGCACGCCGACCGCAGTCACCAGCACGACCACGTCGCCGCTCATCGCATTGGCATCTGGCAGGAGGCGAGCACGATCGCCAGCACGGTGCCGCAGGCGATGCAGAACAGTATCCAGCCGAAGGGCGCGACCCAGTTCGGGATCATTTCCATCCCCTGAAATAGCCGCGGCCCGGCGCCGTTGTTGCGGCAAGACGCCGAGCCGCTGACAGCCGCCTGGAAGGTGAACCCGGCGACTGTGTTCGTTGTCAGGCTGCCGCTACGTCGGCCATCTTGGTTTTGCGCCTGCGGGTCAGCAGACCAATTCCTGCAAGACCAGCACCAAACAATGCGATGGCTGGCGGGATTGGCACTGCTGCCAGTGGTACGAGGTAGAAACTTTCCGCGCCATCGCTGGCGTTGTTCCAGGCGGCCCGGAAGATCAGCCGATCGCCCAGATAGGGCGCGAGGTTGAAGCCGGTGATCAGGTAGTCGCCCTTGCCATTCCCGTTGTTGATATCCGGGAGGTTAAGCGAGCCGGTGAAGTCGAAGATCACCCTGTCGCCCACTGGCAAGTCCAGATCGATAAGCTGAAACGCAGTCAGCGTTTCACCGCCATTGGCAGTGTTCACGTCGATCACCACACCGAATGAAAGGCCGATATTGGTCAGGCCCGCTATGAGTGCCCCGGTGTAGGGGATCGCATCGACCTCATCGTTGTTGGCGAGAGCGCCACCGCCGATGATGTTGGTGGAGAACATATTGAAGCTCGTCAGGTTGCCCTGCGAGGTAAAGTTGTTGTAGCCGAAGTTATTTGGCTGTGCCGATGCGTTGGTGCCGCAGATGATGCAGGGATTGCTCAACGACTGTGGCACGGTCAGACCGGCGGGCAGTGCGGTGATGGTTAGATTGTTAAGCACCGCTGCGCTGGCTGATGACGCAAGGGCCGTTCCCGCCAGCAGGACGGCAGCTAGTAGTAGTTTTTTCATCGTGATCTCCGGGAGGTGCTGCGGAAGTGCAGCGCATCAAGCCGCCCATCCCTAGGCGCGCTGCGCTGGACTACCTTTGGTTGAAACTGTACCATATGCCAGCCCATCTTCTGAGCATTTACCCGGGCTTATGCGGGCTTATGCCCGCGACGTGTCGTCGAGCGGAATTAGCTGGATTATGCGGCTAAATGGATAATTTGCCTTCCGGTCGCTTACCGCCGCGAACTCAGGCAGCAGGCCACAATGTCCTCGTTGTCTCATTGAATTCATTGCGGGTTTTCCTCTTTGACTTTCCTGCCCATATTCCCTCCCATACGATCAAACAGCGCCTCCACGTCCTTGCGCAGGATCAGCCGCCGCCGGCCAAACGACGCCGAGCGCAAGCTGCCATCCCTGATCCGGGCGTAGACGGTGACGTGCGACACGCCAAGCATCGCACAGACTTCCTCCACGCTGTAGGCGAGACGGTCGGTCATGCTGGCCTCGTATTACGACGCCGCCCCAGCATTGTTGGAGCAATGGACGGGGCGGCGCCTTCCGCCGGCGGGGTACGGAAGCCGGCGAAACTCATTTGAGTGCATCCTCGGCATAAGCCCGCATTTCGGACAAGGTGAAGTTGCGCTCGCCGATGCCGCCAATAACGATGTTTTGCAGGGCTTCGCGCAGCCGTCTGATCTCGTTGCCGCGCTCAAACAGCTTGTTCAAGATCATCCGCCCTTCCTCGTCGGTCATGGCTTTGGCTCCAGGGCGCGGTAGTTGGCCATTGCCGCGTTGGCCTTTCTCAGTGCCATTGCCTGAGACTGTGGGGCAAAGCCGGATGAATACCAGATGATGACCTCATCGAGGGCGTCATGTAATTCTGCACTGACCGCCTGCAGCCGCTCGATCTCGGCGTCGCGTTCCCGCAATCTGCGTGCAAACCGCTGCCGCTCCTCGTCGGTCATCGTGACCTCCACGTGCGGATGCTGCCGCTTTTGGTCAGGCCGAATTCCTTCTTGGTGATGCGATTGCTTTTCGCGATCAGCGAGACATCTTGTTTAGTTTTTTTGGCATGGCAGGCACAGCACAACACGGCTATGTTGTTTAGCCCCACGTCACCGTCGCAGAATGCGGCCGGGTTGACGTGATCGAACTCGTATTCACCGGCGACCTTCTTGAACATATAGCCGCAGCCCTTGGCCTCGCAGCGACCGCCACAACGGCGCAGCGCGGCTAGTTTAGTGGCGAGGGTGAATTCAACGCGCATGGTCGGCCGGATCGTCGGCGAATTTAACACCGCGCATGGTTCCCTCTGCGATGATGAATTCCAGAAACGATGACATCTTCTCCACGCTTAGTTTTGACGTTTGGCGTCCGTAGGGGAAGAATGATGTACCATCGAGCGTCGGCAGGAATTCCACCTGCTCGCCCCAGGCATGCAGAAGGATTGCTTTCCAGCGATCCCGGTCGAAGGCTTGACCGTTGATTGTCAATTGCTCCGAGATTTCCGTGAGCATTGCCCACATCTTCCGGTTTTGTTCGGATGAGCGAGTTTTTTTGTCTCCCGTCAGAAACGCGACAACCTGCTCGGCGGATGCTTCCTTCATGCTGCTGCCCGCTGCCCGTAGGCGCGCACGCGCGCGACCATGGCTTGAAGCTCGTTGTTGAACCGGGCGAGTTCGTCCATCAGCATGTCGATGTACTTCTCGTCACGCTCGAGCCGCCGCACGAACATCGGCATACCCGGCCAATAAACGCACAGGTCAACCCACTTGCGGCCGCTGACCAGCAGCACGCCCTGACACTGGGCCATATGTTCCGGTGGAAACCATTTTTGATCTTTCGCGCCGGCATCGTGCGTTGCAATAAGCAATTCGGGCTTTTGCGTTTTCAGTTCGAGCACCCCTTCATCGCCTAGGAGGGCATCCGGGCTACAGCCGACATAGGCGCGGCGCATAAAGCCCACCAGCGTCGGCCTGGTTTGGTTCCAGCCAAAAACGTAGTTGGCGCGAGCCTCGGCCTCCATTTGGTTGCCGCGTTCCATGTCGCCTGATTTGAATGTTTCGGCCGGCTGGCCGGTGATGATCTCGCCGGCAAGGCGGCGCATGTAGGTTGAGCGCACCTTGCCCTCGCCCTTGGCCAGCACCTGCGAAAAGCAGGATGCGGTCGGGATGCCACACCGCAACTTTGCCCACTCATCCGAGCCCTGACGACAGTCGAAAATTTCAGGCCCACTCACGGTACAATTCCTTCCGTTTTGCCAGATAAACTGCGTGAGCGGCCTCCGGTGTGTCATAGGCGCCGAGCGTCAATTGATTACCGTGAAAGCCAATTCTCGCTTCATATCGGCCGCTTTTAGTAATCAGGCGAACTCCCATCGGAAGGTTGATGCGTCTTGCCCTCTTTTTATGGTTCCACGCGTTCTCTGTTGTCGTTGCCTCACGCAAATTAGCGATGCTGTCATTTTCGGAATTACCATCAATGTGATCAAGACACGGTGCCGGCCAGCGGCCATAGACCCAAAGAAAGATCAAATATCCGCGCTTGAACGCATGTCGATCTTTCTTGATATGGCAGTATCGTTTCCCCCAATGAGTAGGCCGAAACGAACCAGCCTCACGATCAATCATGCGTGGATGGTTCTTTGGCGGATGGCGCCAGATCAGTAGTCCTCGCTCGGCGTCGATTTCAAAACTCGCGCGCATCCATTCGATGATCTCGACCGTCATTGCGTTTTCCATTTTGCGGCGCCCGGCGATTTCGGCCATGCAATGATTTTCTGCCGCAGCGTTTCGTACTTGGACACAGGCACCTCGGCCAGGCTGTCGTGGCCCAGTGTCTTGACCAGAGTTTCGACCCATTCCTGTTGCACGTCGGGGTCACAGTATTGGCGCGCCTTCTCCCAAACGAATTCCATCTGATCGGCATTGAGCAATTCGACCGCAGGTTTGCCGTTGGCGCGGTGCGCCTTTTCTGCCCCGGTTGCGTCGTCGTCTTCATCGGCGGCAATGCCGATCAGAGCGGAGAGCGAATAACGGCGCGCATAGGTTAATGCGGACCCGATCTCCTGCGGCCGGCCAGACATCGGCAGGGGGTGCTCGCTGGCAATCCACTGGCCCGACGTGTGCAGCAGCCGGGTATGCAAGACACTGTCGCCAATGGTCTGAACGATGGCGAGGCCGTTCGCGGACAGTGGCTTGCGCGCGGCGTCGAAGATGGCGGCCAGATCGGCATATTTTGATTTGAAATGCGGATTGATGCGGTTCATGACGGCGTTTTCCATCATGCCCTGAGCCTTGGCCAAGGCGGCGGCCAACTCGCTAATTTGCTCGGATGTTTTCATGACAGGATCGCACACAGCATGAAGATGCTGGCCAAGAACAGAGAGAGGGCCACGATGGCGAGGGCGTCGGAGACGTAGGCGGTCATCAGTATCCCCCTGCCTGTTCGTTGAAGCCGTCGCTGTCCCCATCCCATTCCACCGTGCATTCCTTGCATTCCCAGGTTTTGTGACCGAGGGGAGTGGTGATGAAGTTGAGCGGCTTTTGCTCACCGCAGCATTCGCACTCGCCAATGCGCTCGCGGTCCGATGGCA